GCAAACAAAAGAAGTGCCTTAAAGGTCTTCTGTAATAGCTTGGGAGGCACCTCAGAGTCGGACCTCCCTTGCATTGGCACGAGCCGGGTACGCCCGACACCTCGCGCCGTCTAGACGGTGGGATAGACCACAAAAAATTTTTGATCGATCTAAAAACCTGCTTCATATCTTTTCTTTTATTTAATCCATACTAATGGCACATCAGTCTTCTACGCTGACCACTAGCCTTACACGGCCTGGTCAGTCTAATGCTTCGGGTGACGCCCGCGCCCTTTATCTCAAGCTCTTCTCAGGTGAGATGTTCAAAGGGTTCCAGCATAACACGATCGCTCGTGATCTGGTCATGAAGCGTACGCTTACCAACGGTAAGTCTATGCAGTTCATCTATACTGGTCGTACCACGGCTGAGTATCATACCCCCGGAAACGCAATCCTCGGCAACTCCGACGGTGCGCCCCCGGTGGCCGAGAAGACCATCACTGTTGATGACCTTCTGATCAGCTCCGCTTTCGTCTATGAATTGGATGAAACCCTGGCTCACTACGAGCTGCGTGGTGAAATCTCCAAAAAAATTGGCTTCGCTCTTGCCGAAAAATATGACCGTCTGATCTTCCGTGCTGTCACCCGTGGCGCACGTGCTGCATCTCCGATCACCAAGTCCAGCTTCGTTGAGCCCGGTGGCACCCAGATTCGTGTGGGCACCAGCACCAACGCTTCTGACGCTTACAATGCTCAGAAACTGACCACCGCCTTCTTCGACGCCGCTGCTGCGATGGACGAAAAGGGTGTCAGCCAAGAGGGCAGGGTCGGGATCCTGAACCCCCGTCAGTACTATGCACTGATCCAAGAGGTCGGTAACAATGGTCTGATCAACCGTGACTCCCAAGGCACCGGTCTGCAAAGCGGACAGGGCATTGTGGAGATCGCCGGTATCAAGATCTACAAGTCCATGAACATTCCGTTCTTCTCCAACTACGGTACCAAGTTCGGTACTGGTTCGGCTACCAACCCTGGTACCACCAGCCCCGGCAACCTTGGCTCCTTCGTTGGTCCTGCTCTGGAAGACGCCGCTAACGATGTTACCGGCATCAACAACGAGTACGGTGAAGAAACCGAATTCGCAAACTCCTGTGGTCTCATCTTCCAGCGCGAAGCTGCTGGTTGTGTGGAAGCCATGGGTCCCCAAGTGCAAGTCACTTCGGGTGACGTCTCCGTGGTCTACCAGGGTGACGTGATCTTGGGTCGTCTCGCCATGGGCGCTGACTACCTGAACCCTGCTGCTGCTGTTGAGCTGTACGCTGGTACCGCTACTGCACCTGCTGCATTCTGATTTATTCTCTTATGGGGGTGGCTTCGGCTGCCCCTTTTTTTTATCTATGTCTACTCCCTCTACGATTTCACTCGATACCGAACTATCCGCAGTCAACTCTATTCTGGGGAGTATCGGTCAAGCTCCAGTATCTAGCCTTGATTTTGACAACCCAGAGATCTCTTTGATTCACAACTTGCTTCGTGAAATCAACGTAGATGTACAAAGTGAGGGTTGGCATTTTAACTCAGATAAAAACGTAAAGACGTCTCCTGACGCTAATGGTCATTTTAACGTGCCTTCTAATGTGGTGCGTTACGATATTACTGATGGTCAAGACAACAAAGATACAAACGTCGTTATTCGCAACGGCAGGCTGTACGACAAGTACCACCGTACCGATGTGTTTACAGGAGACAAATATATTGATAGCGTAACGTTGTTTGAATTTGGGGAGATCCCCTCTGTGTTCCGTCGTTACATTACTTACCGAGCTGCCGGACGTGCAGCAACACAACTTATTGCAAACCCACAGCTTGTACAGCTACTTGGATCCCAAGAGGCTCAAGCTCGTGCTGCGTGTATTGAATATGAATGTGAGCAGGGTGACCATAACTTCATGGGCTGGCCTGACGGCACTTCGTATCAAGCTTATCAACCTTATCACGGACTCCGGCGTCACTAATGACAAGCATTACTCAGACCATCCCTAGCCTTACTGGCGGTATCTCACAACAGCCTGACGAATTGATGCTACCAGGTCAGGTAAAAAACCTTGTAAATGCACTTCCTGACATTACAGATGGTCTGGTAAAGCGTAACGGCAGTCGTCTTATCGACTCCCTATCTGGTGCTACTAGCACTGGAGCGTGGTTCAGTTACTACCGTGATGAATCAGAAGGTGCTTACATTGGACAGGTGCAGACTGACGGCTCAGTCAATATGTGGAAAGTATCTGATCCTAGTGTAAGTATAAGCGTAACTAATAACGTTAGCAGCTACCTAGCCACTGCTGCTACTAATCTTAAGTTTCTTACCGTAAACGATTATACCTTTGTCACTAACACCACTAAAACAGTGACAATGGATACCACCACTGCTACTGATAAACTGCATTCATATTATGCGTTTGTAGAGCTGAGGCAGCTGCAACACGGTAGAGAATATAACCTAAATATCTTTAACTCTTCTGCTACTGAAACTGTTCTTACAGGCTCTGGTAAAGGCAAGGCAACACTTATTCAGCTAGACGATAGCTACACTATTGCTTATCCTACAATCAGTAGAGGTGGTAGTAACACAGGAATCAGCCCAAGCCTACCTGATCAAGGTACAGAAGTTTACATCGAAGATGAGACTGGTAGCGGTGCTACTGGTAAAAACCTTGCATTTAGAATTACCAACACAGGCCAGGTTCAGGTGCAAGAGGGTGCGGGTGATGAGATCAACGGCGATGATTACGTTGGCGTCTATAACCCTACCATCGAACTACTGAATGGTGGCTACGGTTGGGCTGTTAATGATACAGTTGACGTCACTCTTAAGGGTGTTACGTATCGTGTCAAGGTTCTTGAAATTCAAGAAATTAAATTAAAACAGAACATTGGTGTATTTAGACCAAAGCCTACTACCTTTAACGGTAACATGACGCTTTCTGCTGAGGACATCCTTAGCCAAGCAACTACCTCTGATTTAGGAGTTACCGTCGAACGTGTTGGTAATGGTCTATACCTGTCTAGCTCTAGTGAATTTACTGTAGGAACAAGTCAACCAGACCTGTGGCGTATCCTAGGTCAGACTGTAAATGACACATCTTTGTTACCTTCTCAATGCAAACACGGTTACATTGCAACTGTGTCTAACAGTCAAGTAGCTAGCGAAGAGGATTACTACCTTAGGTTTGTTGGAGACAACGGCATCAGTGGTGTTGGTACCTGGGAAGAAGTAGCTGAGCCTGGCATTAAAATTAGGATTGATAACAGCAAGCTACCAGTAACCATTCGTAGGTCTGGTGTTAATGCTTTTGTTGTTGATACATTCAAACTACAGGCTGAAGATGGTACGTTTAGCATCAGTGCCTGGAGTGATCGTGCTGCTGGTGACGAAGATACGAACCCACTGCCATCCTTTATTGGCAATAAGATCTCACAAACATTCTTCCACCGCAACCGTCTAGGCTTCTTAAGCAACGGTAACGTCATCCTAAGTGCTGCTGGTGACTTGGGGCGATTCTTTAATCAAACCGCTTTGCTGGTAAACCCCAATGATCCTATCGACATTGCTGCTAGTTCTACTGAGCCTACTGTTTTTATTGACAGCATAGAAACAAACACAGGTTTGGTTATCTTTGCTGAAACACAGCAGTTCTTGCTACACACTGATAGTGACAACCTGTCACCAAATACAGGTAAGCTATCTAACATTTCTACTTATCGATACAGCCCTGATGCATCGCCTATTTCACTAGGTACTACCATTGCATTCCTAGACAACGCTGGTGTTAAAGCCAGATTTTTCGAGATGTTTGATGTACGTCGTGAGGGTGAGCCACAGATTATTGAACAAACAAAGAGCGTACCTGCTTTGCTGCCAAATGACATCGATGTAGTGTCAAACAGTAGGGAGAACAACACTGTGTTCTTTGTAAAAACAGGTACTGCCGACATTTACGGGTACAGATACTACAACACTGGAGAAAGACGAGTACAGTCTGCTTGGTTTAAGTGGACTTTGCCTCACAACATCGAATACTGCTTTGTATTGGATGACTCTTTCTACGTGGTGTCCTCTGACTTTAAGCTGCTAGAGATTGTACTGCAAAACAAAGACTCACTTAGGACAGTATCTGGTGATGATTTCTATGGTACATCTAGTTCCTTTGACTATCGTATCCATCTTGACTCATCTAGAACTATCACTGCTGGGTCTTACGACGCTGATACAGGTGAGACTACTGTTACGTGGTCAAACGCTGTAGGCACCGGTACTGCTGCTGTGGTCAACACATCTACAGGAGCTGTGTATGTACAAGCATCTAAGTCAGGCAGTACGTACAAGTTCAACGGTGACTTTAACGGACAAAGTGTAGTCATCGGTTTCTTGTTTGACATGTCTGTAGAGCTTCCTAAATTGTTTGTCAAAAAGAAATCAGATCAAGTAGTTGTAGCAGATACTACTGCTGCGTTGACTATCCAACGTGTCAACTTTAGATTCGGACCTGTTGGTCAAATCGACGTTGAGCTAAAACGTCTTGGTAAGTCTTCATTTACTAATACCTTTGACGCTGCATTCCTAGACTCTTATGATGCAGGTGAAGCCCCGTTCATCCCCGAACGTACCGTTTCTGTTCCTGTGTACGAGCGTAATCATAACTGTAATGTTATTCTTAAGTCCTCACACCCTGGACCGGCAAGCGTTCGTTCTTTGACCTGGGAGGGTGACTACACCCAAATGTTCCACCGACGTGTCTAAGTACATTCACAAACTTACACCGCAGGTCGCCTACGAGGTGGCCTGCAACCTTTTGCCAGAAGATCGTAAAGAGGTTGAGGAGGGTCATGGACGTGATCCCAAAATCATCCTGCCTATAGGCGCTAAAACAAACGACGCTGTTTATTTTAACGTACCTAATGGAGAGCTTGCTGGCTGTGCAGGGGTAAACAAACAAGGCGCTATCTGGATGCTTTGTACACCTGCCATCCATAAATATCCGATTACTTTCGCCAGAGAAGCGAAACGCTATGTAGAAGGTCGATCTGAGAAACTTCTCTGGAACATAGTTGACAAGCGAAACACCACCCATCTAAAGCTTCTCAAATTCTTAGGTTTTAAGTTCTTACGTGAGTTAGAATACGGACCTAACAAATTAACCTTTATAGAATTTTGCCGTGTGCGCTGAACCCATAACTATGTTGATGGGAGCAAGCCAAATGGTTGGTGCCGTCGCAGGTCACAACAACCAGGTTTCTCAAATCGACGCTCAAAACAGACAGATCTTATCAGGATACAACCAAAGAAAAGCAGCATACGAAAAAAGCAACCTAGATAGGGTTGGTCTGTATGCAGCTAAACTGATTGACGTAGAAATCGGTCAAGACGAAGCTGCGTTGTCTGCTAGAAAAGCTGAGTCACAAGTTGACCTTGAAGAGGATGCAGCACTGCGTGCTATCTTGGCACAAGATGAAGAACTGCAGATCAAACAAATGCAGGCTAGAAACTTTGCTGACGAAGGTGGTAGAGCTAGAAGCTTTGGTGTCAATCAAGCTCGTTTGGCTGGACGTCAGCGTGGCAAGCTAGAAGCTGCCGCTAGCGAGTTGATGGTCCAAGGATACATTAACAAGCGAGAAGCCCGCCTGAAGGGCGACAGAGCCCGTACAGAGCTTTACCGTGGTGTTAACCTCGGTCCTGGTACTCCTGGTCCTGCTCCAGAAATGCCTGAGTATCTTGACTATCCTAGTCCTGTTGCTGCTGCTGCTCAAGTTGCACTTGGTGCCTTGACTGTTGCTTCTGGCGCTGGTGCGTTCAGCGGTGGTAGTAGTAGTAGTACTGCAGGTGCAGGAGCAGGCGCTACTAAAATGACTGATGCTGGTACTTATCTAAATAACAGTCCAAGCCAGTTTACTGGTGGTACTCCATTTAATTACACACCTGCGCCTACATACAATGTAACGCCTGGAAGACTAACATGAGCTACGCACAACAATTTTCGGACCAAGCCACATCATATAATGCTGGTCTGAACTCTTACTTTGCAAGCGTACAAGAAAACTACCGGACTGAAGTAGCTAATGCTGGGCGTGTCAATGACGACCTACTAGCTTTCGCTGAGCTTGGTCAAACGGTAGCTGGTAAGCTTCAAGAACGTAAGAACTATCTAATCAAACAATCAAAACTTAAATACTACAACGCTGCACGTGAGCTAGTAGCTACTGGTCAGTTTGAGCTTCCTACCGGTGAATCACCAGAAGAAAGAGAAGAGTTTAATCTTCGTATTGATCAAGCTATCAAAGCACGGCAAGAGGGCAAACCTGTTGAGTTTGGGCACAAACTGCTGAACATCGGTGAGCATGACCGTCGTCATTTCCAACTTGGACTGATTGCTGACGTTGCTGCTCAGCAAGACACCATTATGAGGCAAATCATCAAAGATGAGGGACTTCCTACTGGTACTGAACGTGAGCTGGCTGGCAGCATGGCTACTGCCTTTACTCGGTTCATGGATCAAAACATCATGAACTTTGATGAGCGTGTTGTCATGCAGGCTATGCCTACCTTTAACAACACTTTGTTGAAGACTAAGCAGAGCTATACGTCTGCTAACAACATCCGTAACTCAGAGTTCACCTTACAACGCACAAAAGCTGAGTTTGGTCTGGGTATAGTTGATTACAGTCAATCACTTAAGCTGCTGCAAGGTGTAGTCAATCCTAAGAGTGGTAAAAACTACAACAGTGCTGATGCCAATAAAATCATGGTTGACCACCTCAAGAACTTGGCAAAGCAGGGTGCTTTGTCTCGTGTTGTTGAGGATAACTACTTTTCTAGCAAGCCTAGCTGGGGTGGTGGTAAGACTTTGGCAGAGCTAAAGCCTGACTTGTATAATGAGATTCAATCCCTTAAGATTGATTACCAATCCAACAAAGCTGACACTGCTGCTAAACGTGCTGCTCGTGAGGCTGCTGCTGATGCTGATGCAATTATGGGTCAGTATTACGACAGACTTGCAGCAGGCGAACGTCCTACTGATGCTTGGCAAGATCTACAGCTTGACGAATGGCGGCAAAAGCATGTTGGTCAGAATGAAGACTGGCTTGCTACTCTAATTACTCAAGAAGAGTTTACACAGCTTGAGAAGTTTGAGAACGCTGAGGGCATCGCTGAACGTGATGGCTACATCATTGATACTCATCCTGATCTAAAGGGTCTGACTACTGATCAACGCAACACATTGTCTCCGTTTATCAAAAGTGAGGCAGAAGTACAAGAGATTACTAGAGAAAAAGGTTTTGCTGAAAAACGTATTGATGCTGTAATTAAAACTATTCCTAGCAGCTATGGCACCGATACAAAAGAATTTACTGATCAAGGTATTGTTCTTAAACAAAACGCTTTACGTGAACTAGATCGACGTATTGCAATAAAAGTTGGTCAAGGTCAAACGTATCAAGATGCTATCCAAAACTCTGCACAAGAAATTGTTGATACAATAATCACTGTTGACGACAAAGGTAGAAAAGTCCCTAACCCTGAGTTTGATACCTACAGAAACAACAGGGTCAATACATCAACTTTTAGGCAAAACCTTTCTACACTTGGCCGTGCTATGCTTGACACACCATTGAATGCGCTGACACCTGGTCAATACCAAGTACCGCAAGACGTGGCTAAGCATTTAGATCGGCAAGCTAAAGGGTTGGAAAAAGAAGATCATCCTCTTATCAAGTCTCTAGCTGACCTTGATCCTAGGATGTCTAGGCTAGACGTCAAACGTTGGATGCATAAAAACCTTAGTGCTCCCTATAAACCACAGCCTATTGACGAAGCGTTTGAGCAGATGTCGTACGCTGTACCTTCGTTGCGTAAAGTCTACGCAGGCGGACCTGCCATGGCAACTCAGATGCAGATTGAAACTGGCAATACCTTGCTTACTTACAATCACCCTGAAGCTATACACCCCGCTCTCCGTGCTAGCGCAGAAGATCCGTACTACCATGCTATTGGTATTAACGAAGGCAACCTAGACCAGCAAGGCAACCCTACCATTCACTATGGTGGTCATACTGATCCTGGTGACAATGCTAGAAACATTGGTATCTTTAGTGCATCTAGCTCTAGGCAGTCAACTAAATTCAACACTCCAGAAGAAGCAGATGCATACCACAAGGCTCGGTTAGAAACTGTTAGACAAAAGTATCGTCCTGTGTTGGGTAGCTACGGCGTACCAATGACTACTGACGATTACCATTTGTTTATGTTTAACATTTTGGATCTTCATATCCAAGCCCCTGCTGCTGTCCCTGACTTTGTTAAAGGACTGCAAACTGTTATCAACCTTGGACTAGATGGTGAAGAACTGGTAGAAGCAGTTGGTTATCAGCGTGCTAGAGCCTACATTAACCCACGGACAGGTAAACTTGAAACATCATTTAAGAGTTTTGAGGATCTGCAACGTGACCAAACAGACCGAGCTGGTACTATTTTGTCTGGACAAAGAGGTGTGAGAACACGTCGAAATCTAATCTAATTAAACTATGGAACAAGATTACTCTACGGAGGATATTGTCGAAGCACGTCTAGACCAAATAGACGAACACTTACATACAGAAAGACAAGCTACTGAAGTGGCTGTTGAAGACCTACCAGACCTGCCTCAAGCAGAGCCTGCTCTTGAGCCACCAGCTAACGTTGATGTCCCCGAGGGTGAGATTGCTCCACCAGAAAACTATCAACCTGGTGACGTTCCTTATCATTTGATCGGCATTGAACCGCCTGATGAAAATGATCCGGGACGTCAGTTGGTTGAATCTCTGGACAAACCGGCAGAAGAGTATGGTCTAAAGGAAAACATTCTTGAAGGCTCGATGGCTCTTGTACAGGGTCATCTAGGTGGACTACGGTCCATGACAACAGCCGTAGAACGTTACAAAGACATGATGGCCGGCGAAAACGTCGGCGGTGCTGACTACGTGCCTGAATGGGATCCACTGCGGAACACCGCACAACCTATTCTAAAGACTAAGTGGGGTTCTGTTCTTGAAACTATCTCTCACTACAGTACAATCGGTGCACCCCTAGCTGCTGTAGGTTTAGGTCCTGTAGCTGTGGCTGGCGGTTCTGCAGCCCTTTCAGATAAGTCTCAGCAACCTGAGTCTGATCCGATGAGTGCCTTTCAAAAGCTCATGCCTTTTCTCAACGACATTCCGTTGATTAGAGACCTGGACGTAGAGGACACTGATCACCCGCTGCTAAAGACAGCTAAAAATACGCTGCAAGAGATGGGTCTTGCCAAGGCATTTGACATGGCTTTGCAAGCACTGTTTCCTGGCAACCCTAAGTTCAAACAGATTGCCGACGCAGAAACAGCTAACGTAGACCGTCAGATTGGCGAGATGGCTATTGAACAGGTACGTGTACGTGACTTAGGTCCTACACCCCCTGGTCAACTGCCTGGTCAAGGTGACGTGCCTAGGCTGCCTCCTGCAGAGTTCCAAGGCTATGCTAACAAGCCTGTTGCTGATTTGCACCAGGGTAACGCAACACCTACAGGCAAACCTAGTGATGTGCTAGACCAGCTCAACAGGATTGACAACGAAAACATTAGAGGCGGTAGCACCGATCCTATCTTTACCCGTGCACAAACACGTCGCATGGCTAACGAAAACGGGATGGGTGCTGAAGAAATGCGTGACATTGCTCAAGACCTAATGTCTAGTGAGAAATACGCTGATCTTGTAGACGAAGCTGTCGCAGCACGTAAAACTGTGTCTGAAGTCTTTGAGCCTTCTTACAGACGGTTCCAACAGATCATCGGACACGATGCAATGAAGTTGTCTCCAGAAGAATACTGGAAACCTATCTTGGATGACCTGCCGATGCAAACCGGTGAAGGTCCTGCTACTGGCAACATCGCTGCTTTTTCTAGCGAAAACGTTGTGGTCACCGACCTGGTGGTCAGCCACCTGCTGAAGCAAGCACAGACTCAAGCCAAAGCTGCTCGTGAAATCATGGAGTATGCTGACATCTGGGCTATTGATGGTCCGATGTCCGGTCTGCGTGACAACATCGTATTTGGTCTAGGACAAGCACGGCGTGCTCGTAAGCTTGCATCTTACAACCTGTCTAAGCTACGTCAGAAAGAGGGTCCACTTAAGTTTGACTCACCTGACCTGACACCTGAGGCGTTTGCTAAAAGCCTTGATGACGACTTTGCAGCTACTCGTACTAACATTGATTTCTTCTTCAAAGTTGTAGAAGAGATCGGTGATCCAGACCTTAACAAAACTATTGTTGACATCTTTTCTTCTGCAGAAAACACTCGCAACTGGCTTGACCTTGAAGCTTACATGCGTAAAAAGGTACGCGGTGGTGAGTTTGTAGTTTCTACTAAGGGCGATCTGCGTAAGAAATCTGGTGCTTTGATTCGTGAAATGCAAGGCGTGTGGATGAACAGCGCACTGAATAGCCCTAAGACACCACAACGTGCAATGATTGGTACGGCTGAACTTACGTTCTTCCGTGCTCTTAGCCGTATGATGGGTGCTCATGCACGCAAACTTGTGGGCGCTGGGGATGAAGCAGGGTTTAGTGCTATCGAAGCTACTGCTGAATTTGCAGCTTTCTTTGAAGCATTGCCGGACGCTTGGAAGATCTTCTCTTCTCGTCTTAAGCAAAACTTCAGCACAGGTGGTTCTTACAACAGCCGTTTCCAACGTTACAACCAAAATGAGTTTAACTGGGACTGGGCAGATAAGTTCTACAGTCAACGCGGTACCAAGGCTGACAAAGCCTGGTATAACACAGCTAAAGCATTTAGGTTCTTTAACTCATCTACTAAGCTTCCTGCACTTTTGTCGTCCTATGCACCACGCGTGATGGGACCGATGGACGAAGGCTGGACATTTGTTGCTGCTAAAATGCGGGCAAGAGGTCTGGCGTATCGCAACGCTTTGGAAGAACAAGCACGTGGTAATTTGACTGAGATTACTCCTGAGGTTATCAAACGTGCTGATGAGCTGTACTTCAACAACCTGCTAGACGCTGAAGGCAACATTGATATTTTCAAAGATCCTTACCTTGCCAAGCGTGTACAAGAAAACACCTTGACCACACCGCTAGAGGGTATGCCAAAAGGCTTGCAATCGTTTATGAATAGCAATCCTATTCTTGGTCGATTCATGGCGTTTGCTACTCCTGGTTTTAACGACATTAAAATTAACCTAGAAAACATCCCTCTTACTGGTGCTGTTATTGGTGAGCAAAAAGCAATCCTTAAGGCTACAGCAGAGAACTGGCAAGAAACAGTTAGCCGTTACGGTATTAAAAACCTTGACGACCTACAGGCTGCAAAAGAAGATGTAGTTGGTCGTCAGATCATTGGTACCATGGTTATGATGAAGTATGCTCATGACTACCTGCAAGGCAGGGCATCTGGAGGTGGCGACATCGACCCAGGTCAAGAACGTGCTTTGGCAGCAGCCGGTGCAAGAACGGATCAAGTTAAAGTTGGTCCTGTTGGTGTTCCTATCAGCTTGCTGCAAACACACCATATCATGCTTAGGTTGATGAATGTTATTGGCGATAATGCACACAAGATGGGTCCTGAGTGGGTTGATAGTGCACACGTCAAGATTACTGCTGCTTTGGCTGATGTTGTCACTAGCAGCTCTATGTTGACCCAGCTAAACGACCTGATTGACCTTGTTACATTCCAGCCTGGTGCTAGTGTCGGACGAGTTGCTGCAAGTCAACTGAACACACAAATACCTTATGGTGGTCTTCGTAACGACCTTGGCAACGCATTGAATCCTTACCTTAAAGAAATCAACGCTGACCTTGTGTCTTCTGTTCTTAACCGTAACAAGTTCTTGGGTGTTACCAGCGGTGACATAACCAGCAACCCCCTTGATTTGCCTGACAAGAGCAACATTCTTAACGGTAAAAAGCTGAACCAACAGCCACCGTTTATGCAATTCTTTAACGCTGTGTCTGCTGTACCTCTAGACCTTAACAGTGATTCTAAGGCATTGGACCTGTTGTTAGACTCTAACTACAACATGCGTACTTTGACTTATAGTGCTCCTGACGGTACTTCTTTGCAAGATTACCCAGACATCCGTGCTGCGTTCCAAGAAGCTATTGGCAACTGGAGAGGCAGTCAACCAGGTGAGAGTGGAAAGAGCATTGAAGAGATTCTTGATATGTACGCAAGCCGAGAAGAAGTGCAAGCCTCTATTGCTCTTATGAAAGCAGAAGTTGGTTATCAAACTAAATTCAATGCTGTGTTAGGTAATAAAGAATCGCAACAACTTCTTATGCGTGATCCTATGAAGTACACTCACAACAGGCTTATTCAAAGTTTGTTTGACCGTGCTCGTAGCGAAGCCTGGGAAACCCTGGGTGACCGTGAAGATGTACAGCAACTAGAAGCTGAGGCGCAAGACCTCAGAGCCGCAGAATACCAAATGGGATTACTCCAACCCGTCCTTGAATACAACAATCCATGACTATTAGAACTCCTAACAACTCTTACTATGTAAGCGGTGCTTCGGGCGGGCAGAACCACACACTCCCGTTTGGTGCGGACCGTTTTGAAGACGACGATCTTTTTGTGTATGTATGGAATACAAGCACAGAAGCCTGGGACAAGAAAACAGTAACAACTCATTATACTGTTAGTTCAACACAGGTATCGTTTACTTCGAGCCACATTCCTAGCACGCGGGTTATTGTACTGCGTAAGACTGATGTAGACGAAGACTTTCCTAAAGCTGACTTTGTAGCAGGTGCATCGATTAAGGCACAAGACCTTGACAACAACCAACTGCAAGCACTGCGTGGTATCAAAGAACTGCGTGACCAAAAGCTGTCAGCGGTACCATCTATTGCGGAAGACGGTACGCCGTCTAACCCTAAGATGTATGCCAATCTTGACATGAATGGCTACAAGGTTATCAACCAACCTGCTGGCTACATCACGTCAACTGACATTCTTGACGGAACCATTGTTACAGCCGACGTAGCAGATAGTGCTATTACCACTGCTAAAATTGCAGACAGTGTTGTAACAACTGCAAAGATTGCTGCTGATGCAGTCAACGGTTCTAAGATTGCTGACAACAGCATCAACTCTGAGCATTACGTTGACGGGTCTATCGACACGGCACACATTGCTGATGCACAGATTACAACAGCCAAGATTGCAGACGACGCTGTTACTGCCGACAAACTGGCAAACACCGCTGTAACTGCTGGTAGCTACACTGCTGCTGACATTACTGTCGATGCTCAAGGCCGAGTCACTGCTGCATCTAGCGGTACTATCGGTACTTCTGAGATTGCTGACGATGCTGTTACCACTGCCAAAATTCTTGACGCAAACGTCACCACCGTTAAGATTGCTGACGATGCTGTTACCACAGCTAAGATTGCCGATGCTGAGTTGGTAGAGCTTGCCACCATGGGTGGTAACACTGCTTCTGCTTTGGCTGACCTTACGCAGTCTGAGGTACAGATCCTTGACGGTGCAACGGTTACAACTGCTGAACTCAACATCCTTGACGGCGTTACCGCTACTGCTACTGAACTTAACCAGCTTGACGGTAACACCCTGAAAACTACAAACACTGACTTTACATCTTCTAGTCAGTTCCCGGCTGCTTCAGAGATTGACGCACGCATCACTGCACGCATCGATCCTCTTGGTGGTTTTGAAGCTATTGCTGATGAAGATAGTTTCCCCGCTACTGCACCTCCGGCTGGCACAGTTATCAGTATTGCCAACGCTAACGGTCTTGCTGTCAACAGCAGCGGTGTAGGCGCTGGTACACGTGCAGGTGGTAGTGATGCTGTTGTTATCAACGGCTTCCCATCTACTTTCAATAGCACGTCACTGGACGATGGTATTGGTCTTTTGGTTATTGCTACAAGCACTGCACATACCTATGATTTCCACCGTGTCGTAGCTAAGAACGAAGACGTACGTCAGCTTAGCTCTGACATCAACGACTTCAAAGCACGGTATCGGATTGGCTCGTCTAACCCGACTACTGACAACGATGCTGGTGACCTGTTCTTCAACACTGGCACTAGCAAGATGCTGGTGTACAACGCAACCTCTTCTGCTTGGGAAGAAGTACAGGCTGTTGGTGATTTCTTCATTAACACCCTTAGCTCCTCTAGCGGCACTGGAGGCGGTTCAGCGACGTTCAACGGCTCTGCCTATAGGTTTACCCTTAGCAACGCTCCAACGTACGCACAGCAGCTTCTGGTAAGCGTTAATGGTGTTATACAGAAACCCAACAGTGGTACGTCACAACCATCCGAAGGTTTTGCTCTTGATGGTGGCGACATCATTCTTTCTGCTGCTCCTGCAAGTGGTGCTGACTTTTTCATCATTACTATTGGTTCTAGCGTAGGTATTGGTACGCCAAGCGATAACACTGTTAGCACAGCTAAGCTTGTAAACGACGCTGTAACAGGTGCCAAGATTGCAGACGATGCAGTTGGTGCTGAACACATTGAAGTGTTGGATGCAAATCTTCAGTTTGCAGACAATGCTAAGGCTCAGTTTGGTACTGGCAATGACCTAGAGATTTATCACAACGGAACTGCATCATATATTGATGATACAGGAACTGGTGCTCTTAATATAAGGGGTAATTATTTAGCATTTGCAGCAATAAATGGAGAGCAACTAATCAACGCAGAGCAGAATGCTGCTGTTGAACTATTTCATAACGGCTCCAAGAAACTCGAAACCAAATCAGACGGCATCGACGTAACCGGCGAGGTCCAGTGCGACAGCTTGGATGTTGATGGTAACGCCGTGTTTGATGGGTATGGTCAGTTTGGTAGTGAAGTCAGCGTAAACAGAACTACTGGCTCATTTAACACTTTTATTGGCCAACTTAATGGCACAACAACTTTTGAAGTTGAAGCTGACGGCTCTGCTTATTTTGCTGGAGATGTCGGCATTGGCACCACCTCGCCTGATAGCGAGCTGTCTATCGGCAGCAGTAACGCCAACAATAGAATTGATTTTGCCGATGAAAGAGCATACGTTGGGTATGACACATCTTATGGATCCACCGGGGCTTTATATTTAGACGGTGGTGGCAGCTCCAACAAAGATGTTATTATTCAGCCTGTTAGCACAGGCAAAGTTGGCATCGGAACGACGTCGCCAAATGGATTGCTAACAGTTCAAGCCAATAGCGGACGCTTGTTGACTTTTAGGAATTCAACAACAGGCACAGGCTCTAGCGACGGTTCTTATATCGCATTGAACGGCAGTGATCTTCAAATAAGCAACACAGAGTCTGCAAATACAATTTTTTATACGGGTGACACCGAGCGGATGCGCGTCAACAGCGCGGGCAACGTAGGTATTGGCGGTGAAGCTGTACCGACAAGTGCTGCTGCTTACGACACCGCAACCCTGCATTTACGCCAGGCAGGTAGTCTTGGAAGTCAACTTAGAATGACAACCGCTACAAGTGGGCATACAACAAGTGACGGAGCACATATTTCGTTTTGGAACGATAATAACTTGTATGTTTACAATAAAGAAGCTGCTGGACATGTTGTTTTTGGCGCTGGTGACGCAACACAGGCGCGAGTTACAACTGATGGCCTTTGCTTTGGCAGCGACACGGCTGCTGTAAACGCTCTCGACGATTATGAAGAGGGCAACTGGACGCCAGCTATGAATAACGGTGGTTGGACAGGTTTTACCATTAACAAAGCAAAATATGTAAAAATAGGCGCACTGGTTTTTGTTCAGTGTTATGTTAGCGCACTGACAGGTAGTGGCAATGGAGGTGCTCTAAAACTGTCAGGTTTGCCATATCTTCCAAATGCTAATGGATACGCAACCGGCGCAGCTGATTTTGGCAAAGGAGGCAGAAAAGGTGCTTATGCACGAACTGAATCAAACACAAATAAAGTTGCTTTTTACTACTCATCGGAAAATGCTACACAAACTAGGCACGCAATAGCTGGCAATCAAATTGGAACCGATTATATAATCTTTGGTCTAACATACTTTACTGATCAATAAGCCCGCAACGGCACAAAACTAGCCTAAACCTATTTCGTCTGGAGGACGTTCTTAATGGCTATTACAAAACGACTTGAATACAAAGAAGAAATCCTACCTAATCAGGTCATCCAAGTTCGCACTACCACCGTGATCGAAGAGGATGGTGTCGAACTAGCACGCAATCACAGTCGCCACACCCTTACCCCTGGCGACGACGTGACTGGTGAAGTAGCAGAGGTGCAGGCGATTGCGTCTGCCCTCTGGACTGATGAAGTAGTTGCCGCATATCAGGCTTCAATTGCACCTGCACCCGGAGGTGAGTGATGGCACTTACACGAGTAACAAATGACGGCTTAGACCTTTCTGCAAAGGACGAATCGCTTAACGGTGTAACTGTTGGCCGTGGAGCGGGTGACGTTGCAACGAACACGGTTGTTGGCAACAATGCGCTGGATGCAAACACTACGGGCGCAAACAATACGGCGATCGGCGATGAAGCGTTGACTGCAAACACTACTGGCAACCAAAACACTGCTGTTGGTTCAAGTGCCCTGGTCACAAACAGCACTGGCACTGGAAATACTGCTGTTGGGCACGAAGCACTTGAAAAAAATACTACAAACTACAACACTGGAGTTGGTTTTAGGGCTTTAGAGGAAAATACTACCGGCGCTAACAACACTGCTACTGGTGCGTTTGCGCTAGACACCAATACAACTGGGAGTTACAATACTGCTTTTGGTGGGCAAGCATTAGATGCAAATACCACTGGTGATGCAAACACTGCGGTCGGCGCTCATGCTCTTGATTCAAATACCACAGCAAATAACAACACTGCTGTTGGTTATCAAGCATTAGAGCAAAACACGACTGGCACTGCAAACGTTGCCGTTGGCTCAAATGCCATGGATGGCAACCAAACAGGTGATTCTAATACCGCCATAGGTCATCTTGCTATGTATGAAAATACATCGGCAGATAACAACACTGCAGTAGGAAGATCTGCTCTATACTCAAACACCACTGGCAATCAAAACGTTGCTGTTGGTTCATTTGCGCTAGATGCAAGCACCACCGCAAGCAACAATACCGGTTTAGGTTATTTTACTCTTTCTGCTACTACTGGATCATCTAATACTGCCGCTGGATCTTCAGCATTAGCTCTAAATACAACAGGCTATCAAAACGTTGCTGTTGGCACGTTTGCTCTTGATTACAACACAACAGGTATTCGCAACACTGCCGTCGGAGAACAAGCGCTTACTGATAGCACAACATCAAGCAACAACACTGCTGTAGGTAGATCAGCTCTAGCCTCAAATACTACAGGCTCAGAAAATACAGCGGTTGGATCACAGTGCCTAGATAACAACACCACTGGCACTAACAACGTTGCGATGGGTTATCACGCTTTAGGCGCGAATACTACTGGCGGCGGCAACACGGCTGTTGGATTTGAAACTCTTGAGTCAAATACAACTGCTTCCAACTCAACGGCTTATGGCTTTAGAGCGTTAAAAGGTAATACAAGCGGAGTAAATAGTACTGGTGTAGGCAAAAATGCCTTAGTCGCAAATACAACTGGAAATAATAATACTGCTGTTGGTAAAGATGTTTTAGAGTCAAATACTACTGGCGCGGAAAACACTGCTGTCGGTTCTGAAGCTCTTGATGCAAATACTACGGCTAGTTACAACAATGCTTTTGGTAGATATGCATTAACCGCAAATACTACCGGCGTTTTCAACAATGCGTTCGGTAATGCATCTATGGGTGCTAATACCACTGGCAGTTCTAACGTTGCCATGGGATACAATTCCTTGGGAGCAAACTCAATCGGTGGTAATAATGTTGCTATCGGTCACCAGGCTCTAAGTAACAATACAGCGTCTAACAATACCTCAGTAGGGTATAATTCTCTTGTTTTAAACACCACTGGCATACAAAACGTTGCTGTCGGCGCTTTGGCGCTTAATGCGCAAACAACTGCTAACAACAATACAGCTGTTGGATATAGCGCTCTTACTGCCGCAACTTCTGGTGGCAATAATGTGGCTATTGGTACTCGCGCACTTCAAGACAGTTCAACTGGTGCCAACAATACTGTTATCGGGCATGAGGCCGCAGAAAATATCACCAGTGGAGCGCGAATTGTTGCCATAGGTACAAACGCACTCGGTACACTTACTGGTAACTCCGATATGGTCGCAATCGGCTACCAGGCACTACTCGCTAATAGCAGCGGACATAGCAACATCGCTGTAGGCAAAGATGCACTGCACGACAACACCGTTGGCACAAGAAATACTGCCGTAGGTCATTTAGCCATGGATAAATGCACTACTGGTGGAAGTAACGTTGCGGTTGGTACTAACGCTCTCGACAATCTTACTACTGGCAGTGCAAATATTGGGGTAGGAAGATCATCTGGAGGGACTAATAGTACTGGAAGTCACAACACAACCATTGGTCACTATGCGGGCTCATCCTTGACTGGCGGCAACAACACTTTCATAGGCTCAGGCGCTGGTGATAATTGCACTTCTGGCAGCGACAATATCTGCATTGGACTCGACAGCAATGTTGGGTCTGGTAGTGGCACGAACCGCATCACCCTTGGAATTAACCTGGTAGACGCTGGTAATAACACTTTTAATTTTGGTAAATCAGGCAACCGCGTTTACAACGTATTTACATCAAACGCATCATGGACGCGTGATTCAGACGTTCGCCTGAAGAAAGACATTCAGACCAACACCGATCTGGGCCTTGATTTTATCAATGACCTCCGCACTGTTACCTACAAGTGGAAAGCTCCCTCGGAGCTTGATTCTAGTCTCGCTGATTACGACGCAAGCAAGACTGAAGCTGACTACACCCCCAAGATGTATGGCTTTATCGCTCAGGAGGTAAAGCAAGCCCTAGACAATCACAACATCACTGACTTCAATGGTTGGCACATTGCTGATGGATCAGTTGATCAGATCCAAGGCATCAGCTACGAAATGTTCGTGATGCCGCTGGTCAAAGCAGTGCAAGAACTGTCTGCCAAAAACACTGCTCTTGAAGCACGTATTGCAGCCCTTGAAGCTGCGTAAACCTATCTATTACTATGGAACTTACACCTCAAGAAATCGCTCAACACTACTCTGCTGCTGGTGATAGCGTTACTCTGATTAACGAACTGGTTGCTTTGTCTGAGCGTAATGATGAGCAGGTTGACACTGTTCGTCGCAATGTCGAGCACCTGCAAATTATGGTTGCTAAAGACTTCTGGACTACTGAAGATCTTGCACCTTTTAATGCCGCAATTACTGCTGGCACAGCCGTCCTTCCTACTGAATGATTATGATCGCCCTTATTCGCCCCGTATTGATGTCGTTTCTTGGTAGCGACAAAGTAAAGCGCCTTATTGTTGACCTGCTCCGTAAACTGGCAGAGAAGTCTGACAACACTGTTGATGACGCTGCTGTTGACGTTTTGGAGCGTGGTTTGTTTGGTGACAAGTAATGGACTTAGGAGAGCCGCCGGTACTACCGTCTCTGCGGCTCCCT